AAGGAGCTGACACCCTCGGTTTCGGCCACACACGTCGAGAAGTTCCGGAGCAGGTACAATATCGAGTCCATCGTCGTGGATACCGGAGGCATCGGTAAGGGGTACGCCGAGGAATGGGGCGACAAGTTCCGGATACCCGTGCAGGCGGCCGCGAAGACCGAGAAGGTCAGCTACACGTTGCTGATGAACGGGGATTTCCGCACCGGAGCCCTTCGCATCTGCACGCCCGACAACCAGTCCCTCATCGACGAGCTATCCCTTCTCCAGTGGGATTCGGACAAGCTCGCCACGAACATCTACAAGGCGGATCGGCGGTTCGAGAACCACCTCTGCGACGCCCTGCTCTACGGCTGGAGAGAATGCCAGCACCACCATATGAACAATGTCCAGGACTCCGCCACGGGGTCCGAGGCCTACTGGGAAGCCGAAGAGGACCGGATGTTCAAGCAGGCTCAGCGAGGTGTTCGTCGGGAGACGGACCCGGACCAGCCGTGGTGGGCAAAACTCGTTTGAGCACCGAGGCCTGTACGGCCTCCAGTATACGGCTCCTGGCCCGGTTCTCCTCGAACCGTGTCTTGGCTCCCGCTAGCTCGTAGCATCCACGCACCATTTCTGCCTCAAACTCGTCCAAAGCTGCCTCCCATAGGAACAGGGCAGCGGGGAGGGCTCTCCCGCCCCTCCCCGACTAACAGCCCCGGCACCGTTCGCGCGCAATGTGCTACGCGGCGCAATAGTGAGGATACCACCCCCGGCCCCGAGGTCAAGGCCCCGGGTACATTAGTATGCCGTCGACAACACCCCGCGAAACCATTGATATGAGGTGGTGGGCCGCCGACGAGAAGGATATGCACGGTCCTCTCGTGAACGCCTACAAACACCTCAAGGACGAAGATTCGCGGGAGGAGACCTACAAAACCTACGAGGCCCTGTACACGAACAGGAACCTCTCGGGGACGGATTTCGCCGGGTTCAGCGACCTCAGGAACGGCGCCGGGGGTCGGTACTCCCGCATGCCCCTGAATGTCAGCAAGCTGATGGTCGATAGTGTCATCGCCCGGGTAGCCAAGATCAGGCCCCGTCCCCTTTTCGTGACGGAGGGCGGAAACTTCAGCCTCTACCGCCGGGCCCGTCTCCAGGAGAGGTGGGTTCTGGCACAGTGGGAGGCTCAGCGGGTCTACCAACGGATGCCGCAGATTTTCTCAGACGCCTGCCGGCTCGGGATCGGCTTCATCAAGCCCCACGCCGTAGGCACAGAGGTACACTTCGACCGGGTCTACCCCGGAGATCTCCTCGTGGACGGACAGGAGGCCTTTTCCGAGAACGTCCGGCAGCTCTACGAGAGCAAATGGATCAGCAAGGAGCAGCTCAAGGCCGATTACCCGGGCAAAGAGGAGCTCATCGACCGTTCGGGCGAGATCTCCGACCGCGATAGGGATATCCGGGGGTTTAACCCGCTTTCCGACCAGGTTCTGGTCGTCGAGGCATGGCGTCTCCCGTCCCGTAAGGGAGCGGGAGACGGGATGCACGCTATCTCGACATCCGAAGGCATTCTGCACCAGAACAAGTACACCTACAGCGATTTCCCGCACGTGGCGGTCCGTTGGGTGCCGGAACCGCGCGGTTTCTACGGGATCGGGCTCTGCGAGGAGCTCATGGGCATCCATCTCGACATCAATGTCACCCGGATGAAGATTAACAAGGCCTTCGAACTCACCGCGAGCCCGCAGGTCTGGGTCGAAGAGACCTCGAACGTCACCAAGCTCGATATCACCGATATCCAGGGCTCGGTGAACACCTACCGGAAGACCCCGCCGAAGTTTATGACTCCTCCGCCAGTCCCGCCGGAGTATTTCGCCTATCTCGACAGGCAGCTGGCCCAGGCCCGGCAGATCGCCCGGCTGAGTGACTCCGCCTTCGGTACGCGCGTCCCCTCGGGCCTCGAAACGGGAGCGGCGGTCCGCAATTTTCATGATATCGAGACGGAATCCTTCTCGATGCCCTCGCGGGAGTACGAAGACGGTTTTCTCCAGCTCGCGCGGAAGACCGTCCGTGTCGGGCGGGAGATCGCGGCCGCCAACCCGAAGTATTCCATCGTCCTAGAGGGCGACCACAACACCATTGAGACCGTGGACTGGAAGGATGCCTCAATCGACGAGACCAAGGAAGCCTACGTTATCAAGGTTCTCCCGACCTCCTCTCTGTCCTCGTCCCCATCGGGCCGGATGGCCGACGTCCAAGACCTGCTCAACATGGGCGTTATCGACGCCACCAAAGCCGGGGAACTCCTGGACTTCCCGGATCTACAGGCGCACAACGACCTTTCCCGCGCCGCCGAGGACCGCATCGACCAGGTTATCGAGAAAATCCTCGATACGGGCGAATACGAGGGACCAGAGCCCTACATGAAGCTGGAACTGGCCGTAGCGAAGGCCACGGCCGCCGTGAATCGCGCCGTGACCATGGGAGTACCCGAACCACACATCAGAGAGCTGAGGCGGTTTGCCCGCATGGCTTTCGACGAGATCAAGAAGGCCGCACAGGAGCTGGCCGCCACACAGGCGGCCCTCCCTGTCGACCAGTCGGCGGGATTACCGCCTAATCCTGGGGAGGGCGTGGCGCCTCCCCCGGGGTCTACTACTCAGGGATAGGATCGCATGTCAGAGACGAACGAAGCAACAGAAGTACCCGGGCAGGAACCGGAAGCCCCGGCACCCTCGCCGGAGCCGAGGAAGCATTTCTCCGGTATCAAGGAGCTGCTAGACCAGGAATGGCGGGAGAAGGCGGAAAAGAAGCCCGCCCAGCCGGCCCTTGATCTGGCGACCATGAGCTGGAACGGAGTGCCTCTCAGCACCATCCAAGCCCCGGCAGAGCCAGACCCCCAGGCGGAACTAGCGGCCAAGGTGGCCGAGCTGGACGCCTTCCGGAACGAACAGCTCCGGAAAGCCGAAGAAGAGCGACGAGAGTCGCACGTACGCTCGCTAGAAGCAGGAGTAGTGAGCTGGATCAATGAGAGCGACCAATACCCGCTGACGCGGGAAGCCGGCGCGGGATCCCAGGTTTTCGCACACATGGTGGAGACATACCGTAAGAACAACGGTGTCGAGATCAGCGACCACGAGGCGGCGGCTCACGTCGAGCAACGCCTAGTCGAGCTTGTGACGAAACTGGCTCCCCTGCTACCGAAGAGCGATGGGACTGCGGGCAGCGAACAGCCGCAAACACAACCAGTACCCCCAACCCTCACCAATCGGCAGGCGACCGAAGTCCATACAACTAAGCCCCTGACCCGCGACGAACGCATGCGTCAGGCCATGGACATTCTCTCGATCGCGCACGGCTAAGAAAGATAAACCTAAATGGCTAAGCTAGACAACACCGCTTTTGATGCGGCACTCAAGGTCTATTTTACGGATGAAGAAGTCCAAGACCTTTCCTTCAGAGACCACGGAGCGTACGGATTCATCCGCAAGCTCACTTCCTTCACGGGCAAGACCTACGAACAGCCGATCACCATCGGCGCCGTGGGCGGGCGAAGCGCAACAGCCGGAGAAGCGGTGAATGCGAAGAACCCGAGCACGCACAAGAGGTTTTCGATCCCGATGACCCGGAACTATTGTTTCGCGGATATCGACGGCCTGACCCTCGCTTCCTCGAAGAGCGACCGTGGAGCATTCATGCCCGCGCTCACGACCGAGGTGGCTTCGTGCTTCACCCAGTACGCCAACGACCAGGCGATGATGATGTACGGGAGCGGTACGGGTCTGCGCGGAGTGGTCTCAGCGGTGGCCGGAGCGGTCATCACCCTCACCGAGATCAAGGATGCGCGGAACTTCGAGGTCGGTATGACTCTCGAATGGGCCACCACGGAAACCGGGGTTACCCTAGCCTCAGGTTCCAAGGTCGTAGCTGTGGATCGTGGGCTAGGCACCATCACCGTGGATCTCATCTCGTCCATCATAGCGACGCACTTCCTTTTCCAGCTCGGCGACGCCCCGAACAACACGGGCAACAAAAAGCTCGTCGGGTTCGACGGCTGGCTCCCGGAGACCGTCCCGGCGACCGCCTTCTTCGGTGTCCCAGACCGTACGGTCGACGTTGACCGCCTCGGCCGGACGCTCTACGATGGAACCGTCGCCTCGGACGATGAGGAAGAGATTCTCGTCAAGGGCGCAGCCAAGCTCCGCGCCAACGGCGGACGACCCGACATCGCGTTCATCTCCGAGAACCGCATGGCCAACCTCGACCGCCTGCTCGAAGGCCGCGGACGCTATGAAAAGACGACCAGCGCCGACGGCAAGATCGGGTTCTCCTCGATCGTGGTCGTTTCCGGCGGCGGCGAGATCCGGGTCATTGGCGACCCCTGGTGCCCGGATGACGTGGGCTACATGCTGACCTCTAGGGACTGGGTTCTGCCCAGCGTGGGCATGGCTCCACGTCTCCTGGACGATGACAACAACAGGATCCTCCGGGCGACGGACGATGACGCCTACGAGGTCCGCGTCGGCGGATACCAGGCCCTCTCCTGCTCCGCTCCGGGACACTCTGCCCGCCTCAAGTTCGTACCCTAGTATACCCTAGCTCCCTCCCGGCTCAGGCCGGGAGGGTCCTTCTTTTTCACCCAGGAGAAACATGGCGAGCCGCACCCAGGTACAGTTGAGAGACGATGCGAGATACCGGGCGGATTCGCACTCCGACAACGCGGCGTCCGACGCCGAGCTCAACGACTATCTCAACGAGAGCATCTCGGATCTCTACGATCTCATGCTTTCCGCGGATTCGCACCACGTGTTCAGCAAGAACGCCCCGGTGCTCACGTCCATCGGAGACAATAGCTACAGTCTCCCATCGGACTTCTACAAACTACGCGGTGTCGACCTCTACTCGGGAGGGCTCTACCGTCACGGTAGGCCCATCGACCCGAGAGAGACGGCGACGATGGCCGCCGACCCTCCGCAGGAGTCACGGTTCGTCTACGATGTTCGCTTCGACCCGGCCCTCGGCAACTGGTACTTGTTCACCTATCCCGCCGTCCCCGTAGCCAACTTGGCAGTCGTGTATGTGCCGGAGCCCCCGACACTTTCTGCAGATTCAGACGCCTTCTATGGCCCGAGTCGCTGGCACGAGTACGTGGCCACCGACACGGCCATCAAGATCCTGGTCAAGATCGACGAGGACTCCGGCCCGCTCCGCGCCCGCCTAGACAGGGTGCGGGAAAGGGTCTTGGCCCATATGAAGTCTCTCGACAACAGCACCCCCAGCACGATCAGGAGGGTGGCACACGTCTTCGACGATGATCACCTCTTCGGCGAACTGCCGAGGCCCTGATGGGCAAGCCCTTCCTGAAGGTTTTCGGTAACATCGCCAAAACGGCCACGAACACCGTTCTAGGCGTCTACACCGGCGGGGTGGTCTCGACCGACTCCATCGCTCAGGTGGCGGGAGCGGTCACGCGGAGCCAGACCAACATGGGGGAGGCAGCTCGCGACGAGGTTGCTCCCATCGCTTCGGGCAGGGTCATCACCGGGCTAACCTTCGCCTCCGGCGTAGCTCTCTCTTTTCCGCATTCCCTGGGCAGGGTCCCGGCGGGTGTGTTCCCTGTTCTGGTAGAGGGTGGCACCTTCCCCCGGTTCCACGTCAACTCTAGGACAACCACATCCATCTCTATGACGGCCGACGCCGCCGCCAGCGACGTCTCCGTTTGGGTGTTCTGATGGCCCGGGAGAAACAGACCGTCTCGGTGCAGGTCTCGGGCGGTATGCGCGAGGATGCCGATGATTTCCGCGTCACCCACCCCACGATGGAGCTCGTGAAGAACGCCCGCATCCGCAAGGATGGGGTGCTGGAGAAGCGGAAGGGGTTCGACGCCCTTGCGTCGAACGGGCTGACCACCGCGGCGGATGGAACACCCTCGTTCCTGCACGCCATCGGAGACAACCTCTACACGGTCAGCAAGGACGCGGCCCACAAGTTCGATGGAACCTCCTGGGTTACTGTACAAACGGCTGCTCCCCTAACAACCTTAGAGCTGAATGCCGCAACCCCTTCTGTAGCAGGCCTAAACCACCACGACGTGCTCCGGACAGCAAACCACGTCGTAATGGTTTATGAGACGAAAACTAGCCGCCTAGAGTCGCCGCACCTCAAAGATACCTATATCAAGGTTTACAGT